ATGTCCACACCTTGTTTCCGCAAACGACGGGCGATATAGTCGCCGATCCCTAATTGAACCATCTGGTTCAAAGCGGGTTCGACGGCAATAGTACGATCCGTCTTAGCGGTTTTCGGGACGAAGTCAATCCGACCCCTCACAATGTCATGAGGAGGAAGGACTGGGAGAGCCGGTGAATCAGGTGTTGTTACTCCTGACCAATTTGGCATCTCAGCTAACACATCCGGAAGGATGGCGGTTAACTCTCCACTACATGCGAACTTCTGTGCAAGCTTACGCCTGACTGAAGCATCTTTCTTTTTGACCTGTGTGGTCGCTCCAGGGCCGAAACGAAGTTTAAGCTCGGAGAGAGTGGGAAGATCGCCCAGAATTGCACTAATTTTCCGCTGAGCCCGATACAATACGGACTCAACGTCGAGGGGGAAATAAAATCTCCCTCGAAAGTACAATCTGAAGATCTCATTCGTCTCTCGGCACTTCTGCTCGGCCTCTACTGCTGATGCCCATGCTACCGCGCGGGTGTCAATTCCAATCTGCAAGTCCTTGCGCTTCGAGAAGAAGGCGAGAACCTGTCGAATGTTCCTGACATCCTTAACGGAGATATCATGGTAGCTCAGCTCATAGAGGCACAGACCACGAAGATCGCGAACTCTTACGAGTTCACGAACCTCATTAGCCTGTTTTCCGTCGCTACATTGCGACAGATGCCAACCGGAAAGGAGAAAGAGAACCTCGTTACTGAACTCAGTAGTCGAGGACTGATCCCAGCGTGTAAAACGCATATTACTTCCTTTATTGGAAAGATAGGGGACCCGCCAGCTATTACACTGTACGGGCTTTCAGTCTCTAGATCATTCTACGACCTACCAACCGCAATCCAGCATAACATTCTTAGCGAATGTGACACTGAACTGCGGGTCTTCCTGAATCCTGAGATAATTCCTAACTGCTCAAACTTAGAAACTAAGTTCGGGGCAGAAACGAAAGATCTAACAGTTGACTTTTCCGAAAGAGTCTTTTTACAGACCCATCGTGAAGTCACGACAGAGGAAGGTAAGAGATTCTGGGTCTGGAAAGACTCAGATATTTCTTAGGTAGGTGCGACGAGCTGATCAATGAGCTCAGGTACCGGACCCGTAGTCACTGCTGCCACCGATGTAAGAACACCATTGGCAATATTGACACAGAGTTGACGGCACAGCCGACGGCCTGTAATGCTCGAACGCTTATGAGAAAACTGCTGGAAAACAGCAGTATCCTCGTAGGCAACTTTCGGGCTTGCAGTATAGCCGGCTGCGTTTTGGTTCGTAACCGTCTCCATTACGGGGACGACCACACGGGACTCCTCTTTCCACACACCACTCTTCAATTGCTGAAGAGTAAGCGTTGCGCGGACCTGTGCTTCCACAGGCAGAGAAGCCAGCATCTCACGGTACTCGGCAACGACCTTGCCACTCTCACGAGTGACAGAGATCGGAACGAGGGTGTGAGACACAGGGGTTGCAGCTCCGTCAAAAGCGACGAGGTTAGCAATGGCAGACATTAAGTCTCCTAAGGGGATTTAAAGGTCTCTATTCTGCAGAATTACAGAATAGTGTGCAGTGCTTACCCGTTTTGGTATTGGCGCGAGCCATGACCACTGACGAGTAAAGCAACAGCATTAGCACAGTGCTGCCAACTAGCGATCTTACTCAGCGGCTTCACAGATGGAAGCGGTACACTCAAGGTAGTAGACACAGTACGCGTGACGGATACGTTACTCGTCTCCCCTGTTGGGGGAGGGATATAAACGTAAGAACCGCCTGCATACGTAGACACTGCCTTATACGTGTACGATGATGCTGATTTGACCGTCTTTGTTGTGACGAAAGTACCCGTTAAGGCCTGTGCAAGGCCACGGGCCGCAAGATAGTTCCCGATCGGTATAAACCAGTCGGCTACAAAGCTATAGGGTGTTAATTCCCATAGCAAACTTGCGGGGTCCGTAAGACCACTTAGCTGTATTTCGTTAACTTCGGTGAGATAAGCAACGATCTGCCCACGTTCAAACATGTGAGCAAAAGTCTTTGCAGTCTCAGAGTCGTTAACTGATACAACGCGGTGTATTTTCGTCTTACGAGCCTTATACCTCTGTGTGAAAGGAAAATTCAGATAGCGGGCCAAATATTCGGCACCGTTCTGAGCATCCTTCACTAGAGGGAACCATCCATACTGAAGAGCCAACCAATTCCCTGCAATAGCTTTCTTGTGAGAAAGATTCTTGTAGAGTTGCGGTTGTTCAACAGCACGCGCAGCTCCTTTGAGGTCACCGCGTTTGAGTGAGGATAAAGCTCTACGAATCCGAATTGCAGAGTTCGCTATCATACCTAGTGCTTCTCGGCCTTCGCCCAGAAAGACACCAGCATTGAAGTCGGACCC